CCAGGCTCCTGAAAGTTTTTCTTTCACGGTATCCCAATTCTTCCATAGTGCAACTCCTGCTGCTATAAGTACACCTATTCCAATTGCCATCCATACCATAGGGTTACCAAGCATGGTTTTATTTAAAAGTGCTTGAGCCAATGTTAGGCCTTTTGTAAAGGTAGTATATGCCCTAATAGCTGCTGTAATGGTTGTTATGATTTGAAATGCCATAAATGTTCCTAATAATCCGGCTGCTACCGGTAAAAGCCAATTCATATTTTCTCTTATTCTATTAATAGCTTCAGCCATTTTACCAAATACTTTTTTTATGGTAGGCTCTATCTTTGGAATCACTGTAAGAGCGTAATCAGCAAATCTTTGGAAATAAGGCAGTAAAACATTAGACAACCTCATTCCTAGCGCCCCTACTGATAACTTAACATCTGTAAGTGTATCTCCAAAAACAACATTAGCTTTTACCGCTTCTTCATCAATTACCAAACCCAACTCCCTGGATCTATCAGTCAATTCCTTTATGCCTTTACTTCCCTGATTTAATAATGGGATCATATCCTGATAACTGTTTCCAAATATCTTTTGTCCTACTATATTCCTTTCCGTTTGGTCCTCCATATCTGCTAATTTTTTAATGCTTTCTTCAAATAATTCAGTTGATGATTTTATATTTCCATTACCATCTTTTATTTCAATGCCCATTTTTTCAAAAGCATCTACCATTCTTTTGCTTTCTTCATCAGCTTTGCCCATATTTTTCGTCAACATTTTAACACCATTTTCCAAGGTAGTAAATTCAACATCACATTGTGCTGCCGCATATTTTAGTTCTTGTAACCTTTCCCTTGTAAGTCCTGTTCTTTCGCTCATTTTGTCAACTTCATCCATAGCCTCAGCTGTTTTGTTAACCAAGGCAAACATTCCCACCCCTGCAGCCACTGCACCGGCACTAATAATTTTAAAACCCTTACTTACAGACTCTCTCATTTTTTTTGCTTGATTCTCTGCTTGTTTTATTTGTCTTTGAAATTTCTTAGTATTATCTGTGGTCTTTTTTACTGTTTTACTAAAATTATCTTTGAGGTTTAATATAGTATTTATTGTTTTACTAGCCATTTTATCACCTCGATTCAAATAAAGCTTTATATTTTGATACTTCTTCTTTGTAATATTCTTCTCGCGCATAATGCAGAAATGCTTTTTCTAAATATGATAAATTAGCCAAATCGTTTAAGCTATGCCCTCGCACAGCGTAAAATGCAAACATATTAAATTCTGCATTGCGCTCTATAAGTTTTTTACTTCTTCATTTCTTTGATTAAGGTCAAAAAAGTCCATTAGCTGTTCCCCTATCTCCATCTTATCCTGCAAGTCAAATAAAGCATTGACTGTATCTAATGGATCCACGACTTCTAACTCCTTATGCAACTCCGGATCTTGTAGCATCTCGCAGCAGTGATATATTAATTTCTCATAAACTTCTACTATTACTCTTGTGCTTTTCATATCTCCCATTTCATCTATAGCATTTAAAATAAAATCGTCTTTTGGCTTTTTAAAAGTTAGAGTCGCATTCATACTACTTACATAAATATCTTTTACTTTTGTAATCGATTCTTCTTTTTGAATCTTCTTCACAATTAAATCTTTGAATGTTGCTTTTTTTACTTTACTCATAAGCACCTCCTATAGATATAAAGAAAAGCACCCTGGTAAGAGTGCTTATTCTAAATTGTTTCCAATACTTCATAGTCGCTAAATTTTAAAGGTATTTCCTCATCTACCATTGTCTTTGCTTCAAATTTTGTTAGGAAAAATTCAGTAAAAACTACTTCACTTACTGCAGCTCTTTCGCTTTTCTTAGTAGTTTTGTCGGTTAGTTTACTAATAATCTTTATTTCGGGCATATCGCCGGTCTTATAACTATCAGCTAATAGCTTTAATACTGTACTATCTACTTTACCCCATGTGCAAGTGCCTTCTCCGCTCCACCCTAAAAATCTGTTATAAGTAGCATTATCTCCACATATATTTACATCTTCAAAATTCCCTGTTACTTTTAGTTCTATAGATTTTATTGTTGTCAATAGTTTTCCGTTAATCCATACATTACCACTATTCCCTGTCAATATTCTATTTGCATCAGACATATCTTCACCCCCTAAAATAACGAGACTGTGAATTTAAGATTTTCCATTGTACCAAGAATTTTCACATCTCCTGCTAAACATACAGTTCGTTTCAAAGCATTCAGTTTAACTTCTAAATCACTCCAAGTCTCCGCTTCTTTTTTCCCTACGCTTATCCATGCTTGCCTCTGTCCTTCTATATCTACATCCGCTCTGTTATTATAATTATTGTCTAAGATATCATCCTTAGCTAATGCTTTGAAATAAGTATTTACAGCACTAATAAATAATATCTGATTGTCATAGTTGTTTTTATAGTTGCCTAAATATTCGTTCTTAAATACGGATGATATATCGTCATTAATAAGGTCCATAACTTCAACTGTATCAATAAACTTCATGTCTTCTGTTGCTGTGATACCATCAGTAGTTGTCAATGAATTAATACCAAGTGCCACTTTTACTTTATCGTTATCATTTATAAGAATAAATTTACCATCTGCTGCTGCTGCATCATTATCTGCTACCTCTTCAACTCTAGCTAAGTTTGAACATCTAAAATAAGTACTTCCACGTTGCACATTACAGCTTGCCAATATGCCAATAAGAGAAGGACAATAATGTTCTCCTGATTTTTCTCCTCTCGCTACATCTTCAAATATTACATTATCATTGTAGAAATTTACTATATGTTTACTATCAGGAGCTGCCGCTTTATGAACTACAGCTTTATAAGTTTTTCTTAACAGTTCCATTGACTTAACCCAGCTAACTAATGTAGCAAACTCTCCCGGTTCTCCTGCGGCTATAGTAATCCAGCCGGTGCTAAAGTTCTTTTCAATAGTTTCTAAAGCATCGGCAACATCCCCATCTGCATCAATTCGTATAACTACTACCTTATTTACACTAAAGTTAAAAATATCTTTAATGTATTGCAAGTTTGCTGTTGTATACTTTGTCTTATCTTGTTCTACTCCTAAAATAGTTTTATACTCTTTTAAGTCAAAGGTTTTATTTGTGTTATCTTTTACTATAAGTATCGCTATTCCTCTTGCGCTACGTTCAATTAAGGAACCTGCAAGCTGTTTAAAAATCACTTCTATGTTCGGTAACGTTATCACAATATCACTCCTTTATAATTTAGTTTTTTCATCGGCTTCCCTTTTTCGTGAGGTAACATGCTATCAGGCAATAATTCGGTGAAGTATAAATCCATGCTGCATATTAAAACTGTATCTACTATGTCGCTTTCAATTGAATCTATAGGGATAAATACCTTTTTTACTTCTATACCTTCAATAAAAACATTTTCCAATATGTCCCTCATAAGTAAATTATCACCCTTATATTTGTATCTATCTTTTGCAAAAAAGTATATCCTGCATGTAAGTTTTCTCTCTTTGCAATTAGCATTATACCTTGAAGCATTAGACTCTTCTATCATCACTTTAATTGAAGGTCTTACTATAGGCTCTGAAATATCCTCTGCCATAAGGGGAACATTCTTAAATTTAGTTTTCTTTAATGTCTGTGCTATTTTAGCATTTATACTCTTATTGATATCAAATAAAGCGATAATATAATCACCCCCCTATAAACCCTTGTCCAATAGTTCATCAATAAATTTCTGAACATTGTTGTAATGTTCAGATTCAAACTTACTAGCAGCTTCTTCAAAGAAATGTTTACCTTTTACAAATCCTACTTCTTTTCCATCTTTAGTTACTTGCCTATGCCCGTATTCTAATAAATGAACATGGTAAGCAGGTTTTCCACCATAAACTCTTATACTTAAACCATTATTATCTTTAAACCTATAAACCCTACCATATTTTATCCCTTTTAAAAGATTGCCTGTCTTTTTCTTTATTTTCTCTTTAGCTTTTGCTTTAGTTATTTTTCTTAATTCCTTGGCTTCACCCCTAAGAAATTTTATTGATTCAATAGGCATTTCTTTATGTGCTAAGTCTATTAAATTTTGTTCGAATTCTGTTAATTCTTTAATGTCAAATATGTCTGATGCCATTACTCTATCACCTGCTCACAAAAGAGTTCCAAAGTTTCGTTTTTATAAAAGGGATTAAGTATAAACTTAATATCAAATCTTTTTCCTTGATAAATTAGCCACATGTCTTGAGTTATACTTTTTCCTGATGAATATCGGGTAATTATTTTATGAGTTACATTAGATAGGACTGTTTCTGCTTGTTGTTTTTGCAGACTCCCGGTTTGTGGAATAATTGCAGCCCAAATAGTTATTATTTTTTTTGGTTTATGAGTTATCTCTCCTAGTTTGTTATTATACGTAGTATAACTCCATACTTCCACTCTATTTCTCATATCTTCTTTCATCCATCTTCACCTACCATATATTCTTGAGATAAAGAAAGATGCTGTTTCAAACTAATATACGATTGCTCAAATTTTCCTGTTGTATCATCATAACCGAAATATGCTTTGCAATATGTGATAATAGCACGTTTTAAAAGTGGATCTATTACTTCCATGTTTGTTACTATAGGCTCAGGATTTGGAACCTCTTCCGTTGCCTCTGGTACCATGCTTTCGGTAATTGTTATTGTTTTATTAATGTTAATCCCAGCATTAAATAAATCTAACTTTGCTGCTTCAATTAAATCATCAACTTCTGTATCTAAATCGTTGCCATCTATTCTTAATATTGCTTTTACATCCTCAAGCAACATTTAATCACCACCTAGCAGTGCAATTAATTCTTCCTTTTTCATTTTAGGGTTATACACTATATCTTTTTTGTCTAGGAATAATATTATTTCTTTTTTGGTTACCTCGGCTATCTCTCTGTTTATTAAGTCTTTTATTCGGTTCAGCTCATCTGTTATTAAGATATCACCGGGGAGGATAATCTCCCCAGTATACTTATCTTTTAATCGCTTGATTATTTTTAGTTTCATCAGCGATTCCTCCTAACCTACATCGGCACTATCTTCAATTGTAATAACTGCTTCTGCGTTACCTTTATTAGTTACAAAAGTTATAGTTACTGATTCTTCTGTTATTTCTGCTAAAAATTCTTTTGCAATAGTTACTTTTAGTCCTTCTACCGTATAATCTGTATCCGCTTCTAGCGTGCTCTCACCATTTTTTACTGATGATAAAGTTACATCTTCAGTATTATGTTTTACTTCAATTTCTATATCCTTATAATCTTCGCCTAATGTATTTTTATCAAATATTGCAGTATCTGGATCTGCATATATTGTTGTAGTGTCGATTATTTTTATTACTGCTTCTGTATCTCCTTTATCGGTTTCTACTGTGAAATTATACTCATCTTCGCCCAATGTTTCTAAATATGTTTTCTTTATAGTAATTGTATTTGTTGTTTTTGTATAATGAGTATCTAAAGTTAAGGTTGTTTCTCCTTTCTTCACAGCTTCAATGGTTACTCCACCGACATTATCGGCAACCGTCAACACCACATCCTTGTAACCGTCACCTTTTGTATTAAGGTCGAATGTGGCAAAGTCAGGGTTAACGGTTACTATGATTTTTTTACTAGTGCAAAAGCTTGCGTATCAAGCACTCCACCATCAACAATAGCATATGCTGCATAGTCTACTGTTCTAGCCTTAACATGTTCTTCTGTTGCTAGACTCATAGGTTCATTGGTGTTCATTACATATCCTCTATCTGCATTACCAATTAAAATATAATTTGCTGTAATGCCAGCATCTGCTTTAACTGTCATACCAAACATTTTACCTACTCCACCTGCTGTTACATCAGGAATAAACAGTGGCCTTTTTTCATCATCTTTTAAAGTAGCAAGCTTATTCCAAATAGTTGCATTGTTAGCATATACAGCACATCCATTTAAATAACTAGAATGAATTTTAGCAATTGCTTGTACTATTTTGTCATAGCTAATTTTATTGGAATCATTATTATAGGTAACTATTTGTGGTGTATTACCTTCTGCTGCTAATGCAGTTTCTATTCCCTCAGGTTCTCCGCTTGCTAAACCTGCTCCACTTGCTATTGCTGTTCCCATTGCTGCTCCTATTCTGTCTCCTAGTTCTCGTTTAATAAATGGTATAAAATCTTCTACACTCATTGATCTCATTTTCCATGATACAGTAACCACTTTTGATAACTCATGGCCACTTAGTACTAGTTCTCCAAAGGTATTTACCTCATCTGTAGTGGCAGTGTCTTCATCGTAGAAAGCTGCATCTCCTTGAGTTATTGCAGTATGTTTATTAATTTTTAAGGTTCCTCGTACATTATATTTTCTTACATCTCCCAATAAAGGATATTGCTCTTCTGCTCTTTTCCAGATACCTTCAACTACTGTTTTAGGTATCAATGTTGTTATTTGAGTATCATGGGTATAAGGGCTATCATTTTTAAATTCTGAATTTACTTTGTTGAATACTTCTAGCTCTTCATTTTCTAACTTTATTCCAACAATACTTTTCGCCCATGCATTTTCATAAAGTTTTGACTCGTCTACAATAGTTTTATCTGAAATCTCTTCCACTATAGTTCCTCCTTTCAGGTCTATATTTTTGTTAGTTAAATCAATTGCTTTTGCATTATCTTTTAAAGCATTTAAATTAGCATTTGCCAACTTAATTTCTTCCCACTTGTTGTCTAGTTCTTCTACTTCTTTCATTTTTGCTTCTGAGTCTTCTAGTTCTCCATTTCCAATATGTTTTTCAATTTCCGACAATAGAGCGTTTCTCAACTCTAAATATTTCTCTTTATTCATTATTCTTTGTCCCCTTTCAATTTTAAATATTCAAATTTAGTTTTTTGAAATAAAATATCCGCTTCATTTAGCGGATTCTTTTTGTTTTTATTAAATTCATTTTTTATTTTATTTATTACTTCCGGTGGAAGAAGTCCGGAGTAATTAATATTAGCAACAAGTTGTGTTTCTTCAAACATTATTTCGTCAATAAATCCTAACTCTTTAGCTTGTTTAGGTGTCATCCATGTTTCTCCATCCATAAGCTTTAGTAATTCTTCTTGTGTTTTTCCGGTTTTTATTTCATAAGCATTAGCAATAGTTTTATTTGCATTTTTTAAAATTTCAGCTGTATGCTCCATTTCCCTATAGTCTCCTTCCGCATAAGACCATACATTATGTATCATTATCTGTGCGGTTGGAGACATCTTTATTTTATCACCTGCCATGGCAATAACACTTGCAGCACTTGCCGCTAATCCCACTATTTTTACTAATACATTGCCGGAATAATCTTTTAACACAGTATATATTTCTGAACCGGCAAATACACTACCACCTCCACTATTTATTATAACTTCTAAATCCTCACCATTTGCTTTTTCAACAATATCATTTACTATTTTAGGACTTGTAGCAGCAATTCCAAACCATTCATAAATCCAAGCATCACTATCTTCAATTATTGGACCTTTGATATTTACCTTTCTAGCCATTTTCCCACCTCCTATTCATCCGCTGGTCTTGTATCTAATCTTCTAATGTACTCATTTCCACCTTCTCTAGGAGCTAAATTGAGTATTTCCCTAACTTCATTGGGGTTAAGTATTGCTCTATCTACCAAAGCTACCAATCCAAGTTTTGTATTCATGCTAGCAAAAGTTAAGTTTGAACTTTCAAAAATAATCTTATTACCAAAGCCCCTCTCTCGGCGTGAGAACAGTTTTCTTGTATATTCTCCGCTGTTTTGAACTACATCAGGCTCTATACTGCCTTCGTAATAGCTTATCCATTCATCTTCTGTATAACTACCTTGTATTATCTTTATATTGGTATTAAAAAATGATAGAATCCTTTGTACTGTCTTATCCATCTGGGATGCATTTGGTACATAGTCTTTAGGTTCAACTTGAATAATATCTGCCTTTGCATCAGTAGCAGCCGCTCCAACTGTATCTGACTCAACATTCATATAATCATCTATAAACCGCTTAGTAGCTTTTTTTATATCTTCCGGTCTCAGTGTTTGAGTGAATTTTAATAACCATTTTATTATATTTGAATTTTTTATAGCCTTAACAATTCCTTGGTCTGTAGTATTGATAATTTCCATCAATGGTGTTAATGATTTAGCAGGACTATCTCCAAATATTTCATTATTATTGAAATCTTTTCTAAGGTGTATTATGTCGGTATATGAAAAAGTTACAGCCTTTCCGTTTTGCCTTAATGTGAATTCTAAATATGTTTCTCCCTTTTTATCCTGTATAGCCCTCACATAAGTTGCTGTTATAGGATAAATTTCAATAGGCATTTCATTTTCATCACGATTAATGTAAGCAAATGCATTATTATTAAGTTCAAGTTGTACGGCCATTTTCTCCTGAAGCATTTGTCCTGTCATATAAGGGTTTGGTTCTTCTAATAAAAACCTAATATAAGGTTCCGGATTTATTTTTAATTCCTTGGTTCCATCTGGTTTTATGGTTTCTCTTATATGTTTACCTACTAATTTTCCCATTGCCCTTGCTTTAGGTCTTATAGCCGCTCTTACTATATCACTTTGATATAAATTGCCTCCCCAAGAATAAAAGCCGCTTCCCTCATCTGTCATTAATTTATATTTTATTAGGGTAACTGTTTTGTTTTTAAACCTATCAAATAATCCCAATTTACCACCTCCCTAAATCATATTAATATAGTCTTCATAATGTCTTTCTAAAACTACATAAGCATTTAACAATCCTGCTGTACCATCTATTCTTCTTCTTTGATTACTTGTTTTAATTGGTTGAATATTATTATTCTTGTCAATATCTACTGATGTATTTGATAAACACCATTTTAAAATAGGATTGTTGTTATAGTTAATTCTCTTACTCTCAAGATCTGCACCCAATCTTCCCATAGGACCTGACAAAGTTTTTTTACCTTGAATTACCGCCTCCATTCCATCTTTACCAAAATATCCTCTCATTTCTTCAACGTAGTATTCAGCAGACCACCCATCGTACCCATGCCAAGGAATATAAATGTCATACTTATTTTGTACTTCTAAAAACCAGTCCGCTACATATTTGTAATGTACTTTATTCCCCGGCGTTGACCTTAGTAGCCCTATTTCCTTCCAAATATCATATGGAATTTTATCTTCTTTAGCTCTTTTATCCAATAGTTCTTCCGGAAGCCAATACATTTGCAAAACATAAATAGTTTCATCTTCTGGTACCATAAAAATTACTGTACCATTTGTTAGGTCCGTTGTAGATGATAAATCGCTTCCTCCTACTCCATATCTTGGCTTCAATACAGATAAGTCATAAGTGGCCATATTATTAAGTTGCTCAAAAGTAAGCCATGATTCTCCTGATGTTTCTCTTATATTAAATTCCTTGCAGACAAGATTTTTAACAAGTAGTGGGTTTTCTTTTGCTTTTTCTACTTTTGCTCTCAGTGTTTTAAGATTCTTTATTGTACCAAGCCCGGGGTTAGCTTTTCTCCAAGCCTTAGGTTCCATCCATTCTTTCCGTTTATCTATTTCATAAACAAAAGCAATAGTCCTCTCATCCTTATATCCGCCGGGGTCAAAATACCCATTAATAATTCGTTCTATTTCATCATACTTTTGATCATATATATCTTCTCTTATCTTCCCGGCAGTTGATGTGATGAAAACAAAAGGCTGCTCTCTTGCTGATGTACCGTCTACAATAATGTCATATAAAGCCATTCCATTTTTCCATTGATGAACTTCATCTAGCAAAGCTCCGTGAATGTTTGGACCATCCAATGTATCCACATCACTGGCTAAAGGTTTGAAGATACCATCATTAAAATCACTTACTAACTCAGCAACCAGGGCCTTAATTCTATTTCTTAAAGACGGTGATTTATTACGCATTCTTTTTGCTTCTGACCATATTATTTTAGCCTGGTCTCTTTTGGTGGCCACTGCATATATTTCTGGTCCTGCTTCTCCGTCCGCCACTTGCAAATAAAGTCCTATCACAGAAGCTATAAGGGACTTCCCATTTTTCTTGCCAACAATCAATATGCCTTCCCGATATTGCCGGTTTCCTTCGATGTCTATAAAGCCGAATAAAGTAGCAAGTAAAGCTTTTTCCCATAGTTCAAAAACAATTTTCTTACCGCCCATTTTACCCTTACTGTGGCGGCAATAATTTTCCCCAAATTCTATTATGTGGTTGGCTCGTTTTGGCGAATAAAAAAACTCACTATTTTTGTTTGTGAGTTCATACACTATTTTTTTATATGTCCTATATATTTTGTTACTTACTATTTCTTTTCTTGATTCTATCAAATCCCAATACTCAAGTATAGGATTATAATTGTCCGGATATTTTAATACCCCCTTTTTATCTTTGACCGGTTTAGTGATACCAAATATTAATTCCGGATCAATCCTCTCTATTGTTGATAAATTCGTCAAATCCATCACCATCTTTTTTCTTTATCGCTTCAGGCTTAGGCACTAAGTCGCTAAGCTGTTTTACTATGCTTTGATAGTTCTTATTCATTGTATTATATAATCTTGCAACCGGCCTTTCCCTTTCGTATGGATCTGTCTTCTCAGACTGTGTAAACATTTCAACCGGACCGTTAATTAATAAATCATTTTCCCAGTCTTCTAAAGTAATCCGCATATATGCGGCACGTTGAATCAGTCCATCAATAATTGCTTTATTATCTTTATCTATGTTTTTGTAAATTCTTTTAAGTCTGCGCATTTCTTTTTTTATTCTTTCATCTACTGTTAACTCTTTCTTTTTAGCCACATATATCACCTCTTTTCTAGGTAGGGGGGTCACACATATAGTCTGCGTATTCACCAAAGC